AGAATCTTTGCCTGCAATGTATCTTTCGTCTATCTTATATACAATCTCTTTAGATTTAATGTAATGGTCTTTTACCACATCTCTTTCTACTATCAAGGTGTCTACTTTTCTAGACAAACTGTCTTCTAGTCTTTGTATAATAGCTTCGTTTTGAACAAACTTATCATGTGATAGCCACATATATACTGCTAGTAAAACAATAAGAATTATAAATAAATATTTCATTATTTAACGTATGTATAATATTTAAAGGTTTTTTCTTCTCTATCAGCCAAACCATGGGTACCCCCATTTATTCTTTTAGTAAGGGCTAAAATAGTTTCTTTGGTTACACCTTTATCACATATATCCCAAAGTTTGTTTTTATCAAAAAAGAATTTAGCAGACTCAAAAGAAAGCTCACCTGCAACTAAGTCAGGATTAGTCATAATATCAGGGTTATTCAAATAATCTGAAAATGCTTGATAGTTTGATTTACCAGTTAATTGAAGAGCCCCTCTTCCTCTAAATTTCCAGCCATCTCCTGAAGCTTCGTCACCATTGCCCATTCTAGAAGAATAAACTTTGTTAGCAATTTTTTCAGGGTTTCTAGCATACTTAGGGGCAGTGGCCGCTGTAAAGTATTTGCCAAAGATTTTTACCAATCCGTCAGCAGAATAGTTTAAGTTTTCAGAGAACGCTTTAAAGTTTCCAGACTCATGTGCTGTTTGTGCAAAAAAGTGTGCAGCTCTCTCAGGTGTAAACCCATAAAAAGCCATAGCAGCTTTCATTGTTCCAGGGCCAAACGCTCCATCAGCAGTTACCCCAATTTTTTCTTGTAATTTACTCAGACTCATTTTCTTCGTTTTTATTAGATTTTATAATGCTTGTAATTTTTTCTGTAGCTGCAATACCAAATGAACCTAACACTAGCACTTCAAAAGCATTGAATATAAATTCATTTACAACAAGCTCTTTTCCTAAATATCCTGTAACAATATCTACAATTGCGAATAAGGACATCATAATAAATGCCAGGAATCCAATAACAGATTTCTCATTAATTGAATTATCATCGCTAAACATTTCTCTAAAAAATTTCATAGTTTTATTTTTTAAGTTTTTGTAGTTTTAATTTATTTATAAGGAACATAACTTGTTTTACCGTTAACTTTTATGGCTTTAAGTATTTGTTTTCTTTGTTTACCAGTTGATTCATAAGAAACATGAACCCAATCAGGATTTTTATCTGTTCCAAATTCCCAAATCATTTGGTCAAAATTCAAGTTGTCTTTAATGAATTGGAATACTTGAGCATTAGTAACTCCGCTTGAGCTACCATCCATATCAATATCAATTGCTTCACCTTGGCAATGTTGTGAGGTTAAACTCCCACCAATAGCTTGGTTTAAAGCTTTGCTTCTATATCCACTAGATATAAAAATAGGAACATTAAAATGCTCTCTAATAGGCTCGAATATTTTTTCAGCCAATAATTTAAAGTTTTCAATATGCTCAGGAGTAGGCATGTTGCTAACTCCTTTTCTTTTTGCAGTTTCTGATCTTGTAACTTCCGCTAGATCTAAATGTTTTGATAATTTCATAATTTTATTTTTTTATAGTTTTTTTTATTTCTTGTGTTCTCATTAAAACTTCTTTTAGGGTTGTCCAAATAGAAAATCCAAATATAGATTTAATATTTTCATCTATACTTTTTGCTTCAACAAAACATAAAGAGAGTGTTATAAATTTAGTTAATAAATAATTGTTTTGATAATGTACTTTTGTAAACTCATTTATTAAGTTATAGTCTATTATAAAAAATGTTATTACTGTTAATTGGTAAAGTAAAAATTTACTTATAATAACACTTGCTTTTCTTGAAGTAACAGATTCCCATCCTTCATTTTTAATAGCCTTTGTAATTCCTAATACAGTGTCTAAAATAATCATAGCTCCGACAGCTAATAATAATCCTACTATAGGAGAAAAAAAAGTTATTATGGACATTATAAAAGCATTAAAATATTTTCCCATTATTTTTTATATTTAAATTATATAATTTTATTAATTAATAATTAAAAAGGAGGCTCAATTGGTTTCGGTTGGTATTCTATCTGCTCTAAGTCTTTTACCCACATAAAGTCAGGGTTTACGCAATCATGCATCTCCTCAATAGATATAACCCAATTATCATTAATGTCTTGTATTGGGTTAAAAAAACTGTCTGTTTCATACCACTGTCCTACTAATTGTTCTTTTTGTGTTTCTGTTAAAAGCCCTACTAATATCATGTTATTTATTTTTAAACTATTTGCCTATTTAAAGTGGTTTGGAAGGTTTGCAAAGCTGTATACATATTAGCAGCTTCTGTGTCGGTTAATCCATCACCTAATGATGCAAATGCACATTCTTTTGAGGAAACTAAAACGGGTGTTCCATCATTTCTGGCTGCTAAGTAAATTGAACTATTTGGGGTGTTAGTTGAATTATTGGTCAAAGTTTGTATTTTAACTCCTTTGTGAAAATAATTAATTGTAGTGTTGTTTAATCTTTGACCTAATAAAAACCCATTTGTTGGTATTATAGCACCATAAGGTATATTAACAAAACTACCATTAATTCCTTGAGTGCTACTATTAGCGTAAGTATATAATAACCATTGAGAGTTGCCATCAAAAGCCCCAATTTCAACTTGAAGTCCTGATGTACCCAAATTTGTTCTAGAATAATATGATAAATGTGCGGAATTTAATTGACCACTATTTCGTGGATTATAATATGTATTAGCAAAAGCATTTACTCCATTTGGCAAAGCACCATTAGCTGAATGTGTCCATCCTCCATTAAATTGCAATCTAAACGCTGCATCTAAATCTCGTGGGTCTTTTAAATTGAACTTGTGAGTAGATGCCGTACCTCCTACCATAGGATATATAGCTTTCATTTTAGACCATATATTATCAGTTTTCATTTGAACTACTAAAGTATTAATAGCTCCTGAAATAGTAGCATTTGTTATACTAGCAGCCGTTAAAAAAGCTTGAGCATCTGGATCAATAGAAAAAGGTTTTGGCATTAAAGATATTATAGTTCGATAGCTCATATTATGCTTGTGTAGTTACTCCAATTATATCAAATGTATCATCTGTTGAGTTGTAAACAATACCTAAATAAGTAGTTTTATTTGCAACCGTTGTAATTGGCAAAGTTACTCCTATAGCTCTATATTTTGTATCGTATGCTATTGACCTTGGAGTTCCATTGTCTTTTATTCTTATTACTAAGTCTTTACCTTGTACCCATGTTCCTGTAGGATTTGCTAGTGTTAATCCTGCAGCCTGAGCTGTTATAACTACTAAGTCATTTCCGAATACAGGCGTTACTGTTGCAGAACTTACAAAAAACTGAACACTAGGAGTAGATACAAATCTAGCCCACACCGCAGCTCCTGTACTTGCATCAGAACATACATAAGTAGTATTATCATCTAGTGTCCATAAAGACCCTATTCCATATCCTTTTGTAACATCATCATTTACTGTTGGAGCAGTTATGAAATTATATAGTGATTGTCTAATTCCAGTACCATTACCATCCATTACATAAAGTCTCCCAGCTTCCCACTTTAATTCATAGCCAACCGCACAAATTTGAGCTATACCTTTTGCACCTCCAAGTGATGCATCTATAGTTCCCTCTCTTAATCGTGAGCTATTCGCAAAATATAATCCTTGAGTAGCGTCAAAAACTATATCATTAGCTCCAGATGTATTGCCTACTACTAAAACACTTGATAAGTTTTGACTACCTCCACCACCTGCAGTAACCCAATCTCCCCGTTGATTTAAAACTAAACCTGCATTACCTCCACTAGAAATACCTAAACAATTTTTAATTATACAACAAAAGTTAGCACAACTGCTGTATAATAAATTGTATAGTTTGGTACCTGCTTTGTACCCAAACATTGTTAAAATATCTGCTCTACTTAATCTGCTCATTTATTTAACTTTTTTAATATGTTTTATTTAATATAAATATATCACTATAAATATTATTACCTGCATTATTGGAACCCCATTGTACAGTTACATCTAATGTATTGTTTATTGTAGTGTTAAATGTAGTATTATTGACCACGTTAAATGCAAAGCCTTGAGTTGATGCATTAGAAGTTTTAATATAATGAAATGAGC